GCACCGTCGTGCGGCCAGATGTGCTCGCCGTAGACGTAATCCATCGCGAGCAACTTCTTGGCATACCACTCGAGACCGACGCCGGAGCCTTCCAGCACGTTGATGATGCGCACCTTGTGGCCGATGAACTGGAAGAACCAGATCACCGTGGAGTCGCCCACACCGATGTCCCATGCCGTCCCGACCGGCTGGCCGGGGATATGCGGGAAGGAACCGATGCGCCCCTGCAGTTCGGCAGAGCGCATGAGTTCGCCAAAGTACGCGCCCGGTATGTCTGCGTCGAAGTCGCAATAGTATTCCTGCCGGATGATTGCTTCGGCTTCCTTGTCGCCGCGCTCCATGCGCAGCTCTTTGCGCTCACGCTGGATCGTGTCCATCGGGATCGCTTTCGTATCCTCGACGGTGAGCACCTGGCCAAACCAATCAGCATCCTGCTTGGCGTATTCGACTAGCCGAGCGAAATGGTTTCTGCCGCGGGGCGTCGAGATGAAGATCGCCCAGCCGCCATTCTCAGCAAGGATCGGACGCAGGAATGCCCATGCATTGGGATCTGCCATCGCGTACTCGGAGAACACGACGCCGACCGGAGGCGAACCGACCAGGCTGTTGTAGTTGTCGGAACCGACGACTTGCCATGTCGAGCCGTTCTTAAACCGGATAAACATATCCTGCTCTCGAGTGCTCTCGCGCAGCTCCATCGGGAATGCGTCGTCGATGCGGCGCTTGCCGGTGTGCGGATTGACAGCATCCCAGATCGCTTTGCGTGACTGGTTGGCCTGCGGGAGCATATGCCACACAGATCCGACACGAGTCATCATGGACACCGCAGCCCAGTGTAGGCTGATGTCGTCCTTACCGGATCTTCGATGCCAAGCCAATGCGAGGCGCTTGGTGCCGCCCTCGAGCGCACCCCATGCCCCTAGCTGGTACGGTCTTGGTCTCCAGCCGTTATGCGGCAGGGTTATTGTCGGCATCGGTTAGGCGAACCACGTTGACGGTCAGACCGACGTTGCCGGAGTGCTCGACCTCGGCCTTGTCGCCGTATCGTTTGGGCAGGAACTTGGACGCGAACCACTTGCGAGCATCAAGCTCGACCCGGGCCTGCTGGGCATCGATGACACCGGAGCGCATATCCTCGATGACTTGCTCGGCCTTCTCGACCTGATCCTGCGCCAGAGCTTCTAATGCGCGCGCGTAGTGGTCGCCCGAATTGACTCTCAACGCCGTCGTTCTGAACGTCGAACGGCTGATTCCTACTTCCGCGCAGGCCGATCGCTCGGACATTCCGTCCTCAATCAGCTCCAGTACGCGCCGGACTTGCTCGGCTTTATCCATTAGCCCTTACGCTTTGCAGCGCCCTTCTTGGCAGCAGCCGATCGCTTCGTAGCGTAGGCAATAGCGACAGCCTGCTTAGTTGGCCGGCCAGCCTTGATCTCGGCGCGGATGTTTTCGCGAAAAGCTTTAGCAGAGGATGACTTAATTAAAGGCACGGTCACTTTCCTTTATTACGCGCGCTGATCGCTCGGGCCTTCGCTCGAGCATCTTCCTTGCTGCTGGCACCCCATGCGCGCAAAGCGAGTGCCAGTCTGGTCGGTTGCCCCTTCTCGTCCTTCATCGGGCCGGGAGCGTTACCCATTCTCGCGAGGAAGGAAGCGCGCCGCGGGTTGTCGCCGGACTTGACCGGAGCCTTGAGGTTCATGCCCTCGGCCTTCGCGGATCGGCGGCCAGCCTCGTTAAGACCGCCCTTCGGATTCTGTCCAGCCTTACGCTGCCATGCCGGGGTTTTCACGGCACCAGCCTCACATCGTTTGTCGGGGTATCGCGATCCTCGTAGAACGGGATTCGGCCACTTGTGCTGCCTCCGAGTCTCACCGGGCTAACCGCTTGCGCACCCGCAAGGCGAGTTGCTCGAGCCGCAATAGGACGGAAAGCAGCCGCTCCCAAGCGGATATCGCCAGCGATACCACGCCTAACCGGAGGAGCCTCATCATTCCCATTGTCTCCAAGTCTGGCTACCTTCATTTCTTCAGCGCGGTTTTCGCTGACTCGCGGAACGACTTCGCTGTCGGGGCTCCCTTGCTGCCAGGCTTACGCATCTTCTCGCCGCTTCCGGCCTTGATGCGCTCGCGTTTGGCATGGATGTTTGCGTAGAGACCTTGTTTCATATCAAGATTCTATGCCGCGGGAGGCAGATCGTCTACGGGCTTTTTGCGCACCTTCGCACCCCTCGCGAACTCCAGCACCTTCGCCGATGGTGGCGGCGGGTTGCAGTCTTTGCACCTAATCCAGTCGCCACATCCGTCATCGACCCAGCCGCTGTTGTTGCAGCCGGGACACGGGGCTAGCTTGATTCCATCGCTCACGAGTCCAGTCTCCGTTCGTATTCTTTCAACACCCGGCGCGCCCAGATCGAGGGGCCATCGTCCTGCCATCTTGAGATCCGCTTCAGTACCCGTTCGTATTCACGCATGGTATGCCAAGCGATCGCGAGCGTCACGATGGTATCTACGTTGTTCAATTCTTCGTCGGTAACATCGTCGTCCGTAACGGTATACATGACCCTTCCCTCAAGTAAGGCGGTACCCAATCTTTACCGAAGTCGAAGGGTTCCGGCAAACCAAGTTCGACGCGCGATATTTCGCGGTGAACTGCTGCAAGTTGTTGATTTAGGTTTCTTACCTCGGCCCAAAGCCTTTGCAGATTTTCTTCCTTCATCGATGCCATCTCCTAGTTTCTGAATGAGCTTTGCTACAGCGTTGTTTTTTTGCATCTCGGTTATCACCGAGTGATATCTCGTATTCCAGCAGCGGCGCGTGTATTCCACCCCGCAGACTTCACATCGCTTTGACATACGGTCTGATTCTCACAATCACTTTGCCATCCTCACAGGCGTCATGCCGGGTGATGGATAGCGCGTCAATCAAGCTGTCGTCCTCAATGACATCAGCGGCTACGATCGCATCGAGCAGCGCCTTCTGGATGTTATCCAGATCACGCCGTCGTTTGTCTGGTGGGTACGCATCGATCGTCACTTGCAGCCGGCAGCTGAGGTTATCCCGCGGGATTCCCTGCTCGAGTATCCGATAGGATACGTCCAGCCTGTACTGCCGACCGTCGCTCGAGATCACGGTGCGGCCACGATAGTTGCGCCAGTAATGGTTAATCGAAGGCGGCCAAGGTAGGGTTAGCTCTAACACGACCCCTCCGTAAAATCTCTGATCGTCCTGCTCGAGTCATGCATAAACGCTGCACCTCGTTGTAGTTGTAATCGAGCATATCGCAGATCCAGCGCAAGCTTCCGGCTTCATCGTGCGGCGAATAGATCCAATGCAGGGCTGCTCGAGCGATGCCTTTGCGGTTAGCGTCAGCGATCGCTTGATACAGAACCGAGGCCCAGAGCCTGCGGTATGCGTCGTCATGCACGAGGATCTCTCCCGGCTAGCAGCATCGCGTACCACAGCAGCTTGTTGGCGTCCTGCTCGACGGAATCTTTCAAGCCTAGTCTCCAGTTGTATTTAGCGATCTGGCCGCGAAGGTAGCCGCGCCATTCAGCAGGCGAGAGTTGTGCTTGGATGGCATCAATGCACTCGATGTCACCAGTTTTGTAATGCAGCGGGTTGATAGCGTCGGTCATGCCGATGCCCTCTCTTTCAACCGATCGACACCGCGTTGACCGAACAGTTGTCGCACAAGACCAATGCAATCAGGATCACCGAGAACCTTGGCAGCACCGATCTCTCGAATCAGTTCACCAGCACGAGCTTTGATGGACTCAACATCGACGCCGGGTCTAGCGAGCTTGGCATCGAGTAGACGTAGACGATTGAGGGGATTTTCACTAACTGCTGTAGCCCAATACTCTGCTGAATTCTTAACAGCATAGTCACTACGATCTTCAGCTTTCTTCTCAGGTTTCTGTGTATATACGCTAGGGGTATACATGAACTCATCACCCATGACTTTCTCCTGTAGTTATTGATTTAGACCAGATGACTGATGGTGAACTCTGCACGGAGCATAGACGGAATACGCCTAATGCTGGATCGTGCAGAGATTTGATGACTGACGGAGCCACCCTGCTGTCGGCTACATTTCATCGGATTGCTCCGATTGCCATTTGCGCTTCCCGACGACACGCTGCGCACCCACAGGCTGGCCGCCCCGGTGTGGGTTTAAGGATTCTCTGCGCGTTGTTTCCCCGTCCAGAGATCCCGAGCTTCTTTGCGTAACAGAGTTGTTGACAGAACCAGAACGGTTCATCAGAATTCCATCACGCTCGATCGCAAACCAAGCGTAATGCCATTCCCCCGGCAGCGTCAAGCCCCCGAAAGGGGGTTTGTCGTTTCTAGGCATTGTCAGCCCTTTTCAGCCCATCGACGGGCAGCCTCGACTTGTAGGCGCTTGCGCTCCAGCCGACGCTCCTGCGGGTTCTGGTTGCGCTCAAACTGCAATACCCGCAGCTCCGGCACCACGCCTGTCTTTGCCCAACGATTGACCGATGCACGGCTGACGCCATACGCCCGGGCGATCTCTGCTTGTGTCCCATAGTGGGACAGTAGTTCCGTGAATGTCATAGATCCTCCTGCCGCGCATGATGCCCAGAAAATAATTTGTTAGCAAGTGTTGACATGAAGATAGCAGCCTGTGCTAACATTCTCCCGTCGAGCAAAACAACACACAGGAGACGACGATGAAGAAGCACTACTGCAATAGCTGCGCCTCGATGCAGATCTTCAGCGAAGGCTACGACCAGAACGACGAGTTCGGTATGTACTGCGAGCGTTGCGAGACGTTCGCCCTTATGTGCAGCGACTGCGGCTGCCAGCCTGCGATGGACTTCTCTTGCGTCGATTGCGAAGTCAAGTTGTACACCGACGGCCCCGAGCATCTCGAGGCCTGCGTCGAGTGGCTCGCCGAGCAGAAAGAAGAATGCAACCAGGTCAAGTTCTTCCGCATCTGCGCCACCCTTGCCCAAGCCAAGTTCGCGGAGGTCGCATGAACACCGAACATTGCGTTGCTACTTTTCAAGCGCGCCAGTACCAGTCAGAGCTCGACCGCATCATTGCGGATCTGACCAGCCTTATTGGCAACAAGTCGCTTGATCCCCTTGTCAAGCAGGCTATCGAGTACGCCTATACCTTGGGCAAGTCTGACGGCTACGTTGCCGGCGTCCAGAGCATGGCGGGAGAAGAGCGATGAAGTCGCCGTGGCCGCAGTTCATCGGGCTCATCGCCCTATTCTTACTGGCTGCCGCACTCGACCCGTGCGGTGACGGCGGCTGCTCACAACAGGAGATCATCAATGCACATCGATAACGCCCCTTGGGGTAACGACGATCAGAGCTGGTGGCACCAGCAGGAGATCGAGGCGCAGGAACGCGACGAGCAGGAGCGCATCGTTGCCTGCGATCGAGCCCTCGCTGAGCTAAACGCAACAATCGAAACCGAACTAGACAAGATCTACGGGAGCCTGTCATGAGCGAATTGCTGAAGATTAACGTCAACGACCATGTCGAGAAGAAGCTCGGCCTCTCATACCTGTCGTGGGCATGGGCTTGGGCAGAGGTTCTCAAGATCGACCCCGCGGCTCGATACACCGTCCATGAGTACGACGGCCTGCCATTGATGTATCTCAAGGATGGAACCGGGATGGTCAAGGTCTCGGTCGAGATCAAGGGCGACATCAAGACCTGCCTGCTGCCGGTGCTCGACGCCAAGAACAAGGCGATCGAGAATCCGAACAGCTTCTCGGTCAACACCGCCATCATGCGCTGCCTTGCCAAGTGCATCGCGATCCACGGCCTCGGCCTCTACATCTATGCCGGCGAGGATCTGCCGGAAGCAGAGCGCGAGGAGATGGACGCCGAGATCGATGCCAAGCTCGCCGTCTGCACCAGCGTTGATGCGCTGACCATCCTATTCAAGTCGCTGCCGGAATCGACCCGGCAGAACTACATCGACAAGTTTGCCGCTCGCAAGAAGGAGCTTGCCTGATGCTCTATC